CCTCTCCGGACCCCGACTCGCGAAACGGAGACTACGAAGGGCGACGCATCGCGCCAACCGAGGGCGGCTGGACGATCCTGAACCATCCGCGCTTCCGCGAGCGTAAAGGCGATCCAGAGTCGCCCGGAGCCAAACGTACCCGCAAGTGGAGGGACTCTCGGGCGAAAGAGGAAACTACCGACCAGTCGCACGACCCGACTCGTGACGCGTCACAAGCTCCGGTGACGCCAGGTGACGCATCACTGGGCATCTCGCAACCATCACCGCGTCACTCTGGTGATGGTGTTGGTGTTGGATCTGGAGATGTTTGTTCTGAGGGGGGTGCAGGGGGGACCTCGTCAACGGCTCCAGTCCCAGACGAGCCGCCGACGGGCAAGGTCCCATGCCCCCCCGACCTAGTGCTGACAGACCCGGAGTGCGCCCAACTGGAGCAGAGCCCGGGGATTCCTAGGCACGCCATCGAACGCGCAACGCCCTGGGCTCGGGCTCGATTTGCGAGCCAGGCCGAGAGGCCACTCGGCGCCTGGAGGCGGTCGCTCATCACGACCCTCACGGCTTGGTGGAACGACCCGAAGAAGCGCGACGAGATGCTCGGGAAGGCTCCGCCGCCTCGGCACGCGCGCGCCTCACCGCTCCCAGCGACCGACCAGACCGTGAGCACCGACGACTTCCTGGCCCGGCACGGAGCGAAGCGATGACGGACGGGACGAAGCCCCAGCACATGTCCCCGGAGGACGCACCTGCGCCGCTCGAGGACGCCCTCCCAGCGTGGCTCCGGGACGCCATGGCCAACCCGCCGCCCGGGCCCGATCCCGAGGCGCTGCGGCGCTCAGAACGCCATGCCCGCTGGTCGGAGTCATCCGTCATCCGGGACCGACTCCCGCGCTTCCTGGTGGCACCCAAGGCCTCGGAACTCGCCTCCTGGGTCACCTCGCGGGAACTCCTCGATGCCGCGCTGAAGTGGAACTGGGGAGGTGGAAACCTCCTGCTCCTCGGGTCCACCGGCAAAGGCAAGTCCACTGCCGCAGGCATCCTGTTCCGGCGCTTGCTACGTGACGCCTGGTACGGTGGCGGCGACCCGTGGGTTCGGGCCCAGGGCATGCGGTGGGTCCGCGCCCAGCAGCTCGAGCGCGAGGTGCGGGCCCACCCGCTCGGCAAGGGCGAGTGCGACATGTACCGCGACGCGGTCTACGCGAAGCTCCTGTTCCTCGACGAAGTCGGCTGGGAGGGGGACCACAAGCTGATCGCCGGGCTGCTCGCCGCCCGCTACGACCTGCCGAACCCCACAATCATCACAAGCAACTGGGGCGTGGGGAGACTGCGGCGCGTCTACGGCGACGCAGTGGCCCGGCGGATGATTCAGGGGGCAGCAGTCATCGAAGCGTTCGATCCGGGCGACCCCGACCGAGACGGCCCCAAAGACGATTTCCCTCGCGGATAGTGCTGCCATATGGCATCTCTGTGCACTTGAAAGGACCAGCACACCAATGTCACGACACGACGACGACGTTCCCTCCGGCATCATCCTCGCCGCGCTACTCGCGCTGGTGAGCCTCGTTTGCCTCGTAACAAGCTGCTCAACCATCGACTCCGGACACGTCGGAGTCGTGAAGCACTTCGGTGCCGTGCAGCCGTACACCCTCCCCGAGGGCATGCACTTCCTCCGCCCATGGGCGAGCGTCGACAAGGTCGACGTGAAGATGCGCGCGATCAGCCAGGACGCGAAAGCGGCGTCGAAGGACCTGCAGGTCGTCGAAACCGCGGTGACGGTTCAGTACAGCATCCAGCCTGGGTTCGCGCCGCGGATGGCGCAGCGGTTTGGCTTCTCGGAAGCGGCCGAGGCTGCGCTCCTGAAGCCAGCAATCCAGGAAAGTGTGAAGTCCGTCACGAGTCTCTACAACGCGGAGCGGCTCATCACGCACCGCGCCGAAGTGAAGGGTGGAATCGAGCGAGCAATTGCCGAATTCGTCGACAAGACCTTGCGTGACAAGGACATCCAGGGCGCCGTTCGCCTAGCCAACGTGGCGGTGACCGACTTCGAGTTCTCCCCAGAGTTCAACCACGCCATCGAGCAGAAGGTGAAGGCCGAGCAAGAGGCTTTGAAGGCGGAGAACGAGAAGAAGAAGCGGGTGACCCAAGCGGAGGCGGAAGCCGCCGAGCGCCGGCTGTCGGCCGAGTCGATCGCCTTCAAGACGGAGGTCGAGTCGAAGGCGCGAGCCGAGGCAATCGCCCGCGAATCGAAGGCGCTCGAGGCGAACCCCAACCTGATCCAGCTCCGCATCGCCGAGCGCTGGAACGGCCAGCTTCCGCACTACACCGGGTCGGGGCCGATCCCGATGCTGCAGGTGAAGTGAGCGGCATGTTCGTGGTTCTCTCGCTCGACCCCGGTTTCTCCAGCCCAGCCCTTGCGCTCCAGGCAAAGGAAGGTCAGCGCTGGAGCATTCTTCGTTTGCCAGTCCTGCACTCGTTGGACGACCTGGCGGCGGAGCTGGCCGAGATCCACCACTCGGGAATTCACGTGGATGTGTGCGCCTACGAGGAGGTGGACTGGTCGCTCCACACGAAGGACCCGGAGGTGAAGCGGGGCAACGGGTCGGGCCTCATCCTGGACTCGGTCGGTCAGGCGCGGCTCTTCGCGAAGATCCGCAGGATCCCCTTTGTCGGGGTGACGGGGCAGACCTGGCGGAGGGCGATGACCGGGCGCTCCACGGCTTCGAAGGAGGAGTGCCGGACCGCAGCGATGACCCGAGTGCTGGGTTGGCCGAAGGGGCGCATCGGTCTGAACCGCAGCGACGCGGTCTGCATTGGCGTGGCGGCTGGCGCCGTTCCAGCTCACCCGGCGCTCGTGGCCGCCGCGGCGCGGGTGAAGTCGGCCAAGGCTCAGGCGAAGCGGAGGGCGAAGCGGTGAAGAAGGGGGCGCGCACCGAATCCGCCCGGGACATGCGCCGGCTGGTCCTGCTCGAGGGACCGATCGAGCAGCATCGACGTCCGAAGACGCGGGGCGAGTGTGTGGGCGGGGTGCGACCGTGCCCGTTCATGAGCTGCAGACATCACCTGTTCATTGAGGTGACCGCCACCGGCGGCATCGCGTACGCCTTCCCCGATAAGGAGCTCCACGAACTGAAGGAGACCTGTTCGCTCGACGTTGCGGACCGTGGCCCTCGCTCCCTCTTGGAGGTGGGCGAACTGTTCGGAGTGACCCGGGAGAGGATCCGCCAGCTCGAGGGGCGAGCGCTGCAGCGGCTGAACACGCTCCACGGCGAGCCCCTGGGTGGTGTGTTCGAGGAGATGGCGGGAGACGGGCCGGCGCTCCCGGCGGAGTTCGACTTGGGGGTTGCAGACGAGGAGGTCGACTGTGGCTGAGGTACACGCAGCGCGCGACCTGAGCATCCGGATCGGCGGGCGTGAGGTGGCCAAGGGCATCGGGACGGTCGAGCTGCGGGCGGCTGGCGCGCCCGCAGAGCCCCCGGTTGCGGGCGACTTGAGGGACGAACCTCTGGTCGTGGGTGAGGTGCAGTTCCAGCCAACGGATGACGAGGCCCAGTCGCTCCAAGCGGCCCTCCAGATGTTGAAAGCGGGCCTCAAGACGACCCGGAGCGCGATGGCGCAGATCGCGGCGATGGCGCTTCTGCTCCAGTGCGAGCACCGCTCCCGCCGCGTGAAGAAGCGCCGGCTATCCCGCTTGCGCCACCGCTCCCGAATGCACCTCCGCAGAATCGGCGACCGGACCACGTTTGAGTCGATGGTCGCCGAGGCGTGCCTGGAAGCCCTCTCCAAGACAACGAGACGTTCATGAGCACCACACACAAAATCGAAGCAACCATCGACCTCACTCTGGACCGTGGAGAGATCGGCGTTGCGGTACTCCTGGGCACCTCATACCTACTCACGGTTTGGCGCCCTGGCGAAAAATTCGAACTTACCACGGAGGACATCGAGCGACTCACGGTGGAGGCGAGGCGCATGTGGGAGCAAGCGCAGAAGCCACCAGAGCTTCTCGGCGAGGCCACCGAACCGGAAGCTCGCCCCTTCGAGGTGTGAAAACCCGGAGGGGCACCCAAGCGCGGCACGGCATTGCCCGGCTTGTCACGGCGGGGCTTGGCAACACAAGGCAAGGTTTCCTCTTTCGACAGCAAAGCGAGGCTCAGATGTTCGAACCGAACCAAGAACGTAAGGCAGACACCGAGGCGCTCCTGAGCTTTATCGATCAGACAGGAGACGGGACCACTGTGTCCTGGGTCGAGATCGAGCAACTCAGCGGTGTGCAGATGAACGCCCGGGGACGCGAACTCTTCCGGCGAGCGATGCGCAAACGCAACCGGGAGTACTTCCCCCTCCCTGGGAGCGGGGTGCGCTTCTCGGATCCAAGGAACACGATCGACATCGTTCGCCTACGCGACTCCAGAATCACCGGGGCGGCGAAGCGGTCCAGCAAGGCGAGTTCTCGACTGCAGACCAGGCATCTGGAAGGTCTCACGCCCCAGGATCGCACTGAGTTCCTGATGCGACAGTCTCTTCGTGGAGCACTGCTGAGTGGGGCAAAGGGTCTACGGCAACTGGAGCCCAAAACTCCTGCGTCTCCCCCACCACCGCAGCTACCGAAACGGTAGGGCCCTGGGATGCACGTCCTCCCGAAAGCGAAAACCCCCACCGCATCCCAACGGTGAGGGTTTCCCGAGCCATGCCGCTCGCAGCCGAGCAGGAGCGTAACATGGCAGATCCCGGACAAACAACAGAAACGAAGCATCAGGTAGCCGCCGAACTCGACAGAGACGTCGAGTGGTGGGTGAACCGCGCGGCGTCGGCGCTTGGCGAGCGCGGCACCATGGCCGCCGTGATCAACATTGCCCAGCAAGGCTCGATCGGCCCCTCCGGCGTCCCGAACGTCGACTTGTACTCCGACGAGCAGCTCGGCTGGGGCGAGACACCCGACGGCGAGCGCCGGCACTTCGTCGGGGAGATCGAGAAGGCCCGACGCCTGCAGAAGGTCTGGCGACGCATCTCCCCAACCACCCAGGACCGCCTCCTGGTCCGCTACACGACCCGCAGCGACTGGCCCGCTGGTGTGGAGGGGTGGTTCGGTCCCCTCGCGGGCCTCGCCCTGTTCCTCGCTCCCGACGCCGCGAAGGTCATCAAGGCGTGCTCGAACGCGAGCGACACCGCGGCGAAGGCGGTGATCGAAGGCGCCCTGAGACGCGCCCAGAAGGCGAACCAGCGCGCCCACGAGGAGTGGCGCATCGCTCTGCGTGCCCAATACGCCGCATGGGCCAACGGGGAGGACAGCGACGCACCAAGCGCCAAGGAGAAGGCGTGAGAACCGCCCTGCCCCAACCCTGCGAGGACGACCTCCTCACGATCCGGGAAGCGGCCGAGAAGGCCGGCACCTCGGTCTGGAAGATGAAGCGCCGGCTCCTCGCGCTCCATGAGGACTACGACGGCGTGCTCGTGAGCTTCCAGGGGAGCAGGCGGAAGGTCCGGAAGTGGTGGGTCAACCCCGCGGCACTCCTGCTCATGAAGCAGAGTCGCCTGACCATCGACCAGCTCGAGGAGCTCCGAGAGCACGTGATGGAGAACGCGAGGAAGCTCGAAGGCCTCAGAGACTCCCACGTGTCCCACAAGCGAACCACGGCGAAGATGCTCCGGAAGCTAGAGCGGAAGGTCCGCTTCCTGGAGGAGTCGCAGGCCGACGCCATGCGTGGCCAGGAGCACTTCGCAAAGAGCCTCGACAGCTTGCGCCGTGCCGTCGCAGCGGACTGCCACGAAGACTAGGCCAGAACTGGTCGGAAACTCCCTACGAGGAGTTTCGGAGGCGGGGCGAAGACGAGCAGCCCGGGCGACCGAGGCGCCTGTGCCGAAACTCGCGGGCCGAGTTTCGGGGGCGCCACCGACCGCTTGCGACCTGCGCAGCATACTTTGGCGAAGCGCGCACGCTGGGGGGTCGGTTGCCCCCCACCGCTTTTGGGCGAAAGAGCAAGTCACGGTTTCCGTGATGCGTTTCGCCACCCCGGGCCCGCGAGGACTGGGCGGGGGGCGGGTCGGCGCCCCGTACCACGCTTCCGAGATGCGCACCTGCGACCCGGTAGACCCCCCCGGGGGTGCTACCGCCGCAGCGCAGCCCGGGCGGAACCGCGATGTTCCGGCGGTACGGGGTCAACGATTCGGTAACGCCCCCCTAGCCGTTACCAGAGCAGTGGTAATGCGGATTACCACCTGGCCCTCCGCGCTTTTCGTCGAGCACGGTCGAGCATCGTCGAGCGTTTCAAACACCTCACTTTGAGGCCTACGCACTCGAGCGTGAGGCCGCCGAACTCGCATGCGCTCCGCCACTAAGCCCCCGCTCCCCCAGGGAGACATGGGGCTCCCCACGTTGAAGGTCGGGCTCAACGAGCTCCCCGAGGGCGCTTTCGAAGTCGCCGTGACCAAGCTCCTCCGTGACCCCGACGCCAAGAAGGCCGCCCGCAAGGCGGGCCACTTCGCCATCGAGGGGCACATGGGGACCATCCGCGTGAAGCGAACTGGAAAGGCCCGATGACCCAAGAGCATGCATTCCGGACAGGTGACGTCGTTCGGCTGAAGAGCGGCGGGCCGAGCATGACCGTGGACCACTACAAGGACGGGCACGTTCACTGCCGCTGGTTCTCTCCGGAAGGTGAGCTGCACTCCGGCTCCTTCGTGGAAGCCTGTTTGGTGCTGGTTCCCTGCCTCCCCGCGTCATGACGACCGAACCCCACGTCTTCACCCTGCAGCTCGACGCTCAGGAGACACCCGCCTTCAAGCGCTCCTTCCGCAAGGCGCTGCTCCTGCGGCTCTCCTGCTTCGCCTCCGGTCTCGCCGGCGGCGCTCTTGGCTTTGCGCTCGCCCGCCTCCTCCTCGGGTGATTCCGATGCTCGTCACCGGCCAGTACACGCTCCAGAGCGCCCGGCCCCCGAAGCTCCGCGCCGAGTCGGCTCCCGCACTCGACGAAGAGCCCGAGGCCCGCGCGGCACTCGTCCCCGTCTTCGACCGCCACGGCATGGCTCACCCCAGGGTGGTCCGTGCCACGCGCCGCATCGGCACGGCCCGATGGTTCCGCGCTCTCCACGCCTGAGACGCATGTCCGCGCCCAAGCACCCCTCCGAGCTCCCCGCGAGCCGCGCTCCCGAGAAGGCCAGTCCCAAGGGAACCTTCGAGGTCCAGCCGCGCCGCGCGCTCGAGGGGCGTTCTCGCGTTCGTCCCGAGGAGGTCTCTCGCCTCTTCGCTCAGCGCCCCGGGCGCTCTCCGAGGGTCACGTGAGCGACGACTTCCACCTCCAGGTTCGGAACGTCGAGCGCTTCCAGCGCGACCTCCAGAAGTTCGCCCACCGAGCAGTCCCCTTCGCAGCGCGCAACGCGCTGAACCGTTCGGCGTTCGCCCTGCGTGAGAACTGGCAGGGGGAGATCCGGCGGACGATGATCCTCCGGAACAAGTACACCGCAGGGTCTATCCGAGTGGAGCAGGAGCGAGGCCTCGCCCTGCACCGCATGCAGTCCCGCACGGGCTCTATCGCCGACTACATGGTGACCCAGGAGGACGGCGGCACGGTGCGCGGCAAGAGCGGCGCCAAGGCCATCCCCACCGAGGTGGCGGCCGGCCAGGCCATGGGGAGCTCGCCCCGTACCAAGCTCGTTCGCGCCCCCAATAAGGTCACGGCTCTCCCCCGCACGAAGAGGGGGGGGTCTAGGTCCCGTACCGCCAGGAACGCTCGCGCAATCGCCCAGGCTTTTGGGTCGGGGGGCAAGGTTGCGTTTCTCGAGCTGAACGGCGGAAGGAAGGGCTTGTACCGGGTCATGGGGACGAAGAAGCGTCCCAGGGTCCGGAAGCTTTGGGATCTTTCGCGGCGCAGCGTGAAGGTGAAGGCCAACCCCACCCTGGAGCGCTCGTACAAGCGCACGCTGCGCGCTTTTCCAGCCATCTACAGCAAATCGCTGCTCGAACAGCTTCGAAGGCACAAGGTGCTTGGGTTCTGAAAGGTGCGACCTTTTTCCGTCATCGCGCGAAAAGGTACTGTGTGGCTGTACCCCCGTTCCGCCGTTCTTGATGGGGCCCCCGCCCCTCGCTGACATTCTGACCTTCCGACAGTGACAAGTTGTCAAGTCGGGAATGGTGCGCTGCTGTGCGTCGTCTGACGACATTCGCGGAGCTGGCGCGGCTCGCAGACATCACCCGCCAGGCCGTCTCCGACGCCGCCAGGACGACGCTGCAGCCCGCCGTGGTGGGTCGGCGCATCGACGCGGGCCACCCGGTCGTCCGGGAGTACTTGGAGCGCCACGGCGTCACTGCCACGGCGATCGACGCCTTCACCCGTTCGGTCGACCCTCAGCGGGGCCCGGGTGTCGAGTCCGAAGATGACGACTTCGAGATCTACGCGGACCTGACGTTCCGGGAGCTCTTCGAGCGCTTTGGCACGTTCGAGCGCTTCGCTGCCCACCTCGACGCCTACAAGGTCTACGAGCAGGTCATCGGGCAGCGCCTCAAGAACGAGGAGCTCTCGGGCAAGCTCATCGACCGGAGCTTCGTCCAGACGTTCGTCTTCGGGGTGCTTGAGGAGCTCTCGCAACGGCTCCTTCGTGATCACCCGAAGACCACTGCGCGCCAGGCCTTCGAACTCTTCACTGCAGGGGGATCTGCGGAGGAGGTGGAGAGGATCATCCGGACGGACGTGAGTTCGCACCTCGTCCCAACCCAGCGTCGCATCGAAGCCTCGCTCCGGAAGAAGGCGGCGGAGGCGGCGCAACGGGCACGCAGCGGTGCTGGCGGTGATGGCGCCTGTGAAGTCCGCGCGGACTCCCGGTCCGAAGAAGAAGCCCTCGGCCGGTTCGCGCAAGCGCACCTGATGCAAAACTTCGAAGCCGCTCAGCTCGAGTGGCTGGCGGATGGGCTCGCTTCCTGGACCACCCAGATGGAGGTCCTGAAGCCCTCAGAATGGGCTGAACGGAGCCGATACCTCCCTCCCCAGCATACCGCGCTTCCTGGCCCCTACCGTTTCGCGGTCACGCCGTACCTGCGAGAGATTATCGACTGCCTCTCGCCGGAGTCACCGGTCCGCGAGGTCTCCCTGATGAAGGGGGCCCAGGTCGGGTACACGGCTGGGATCATCGAGAACGGCATCGGGTACGGCATCGACCACCTGAAGTCGGCTCCGATGATGCTCGTGACGGCCGACGACGGCCTCGCGAACCTCCGTGTCAGCGGGTACATCATCCCGATGCTTCAGCTCTCCGGGCTGTCGCATCTCATCAAGAGTTCGGACGAAGGCAACAACCGCAAGACCGGTCAGACGAAGGAGAAGATCGAGTGGGTCGGAGGCGGCTCGCTAATCCCCTTCGGCGCCAGGAACGCTGCCAAGCTCCGCACGTTCTCTGTTCAGTACCTCTTCAATGACGAGATCGATGGGTGGCCGCTGACCGTCAGCAACGACGGCGACCCCTACGAACTCGCAAAGAGCCGGACCAAGGCGTACGCGGTAAGCCGGAAGATCTTCAACGGGTCGACGCCCCTCATCGAGGGCGCCTCGAAGATCCACGCGCTCTACAAGCAGGGGGATCAGCGCAAGTACCACGTTCGGTGCTTGAAATGCGGGTTTCCACAGGAGCTCCGGTTCCGTCACGAGAACAACGAGACCGGCGTCGTCTCGGGGATGCATTGGGAGACGGAGAACGGGTTCCTCGTCGAGGAGTCGGTTCGGTACCTCTGCCAGAACTGCCAGAACCCGCACTTCAACGGCGACAAGACGCGTCTCTTCGACCTGGACATCAACGGGGCGAAGTGGGTCCCGACGGCGCAACCTAGGTCGCGGGAGATCCGCAGCTATCACCTGAGCGGCCTCTACTCGCCCCCCGGCATGTACAGCTGGGCCGAAGCGGTGAAGGACTGGCTCTTGGCCTGGGATACGCAGCGTGGCCAGATGAAGGACCCTGGGAAGTTGCAGGTCTTCTACAACAACGTGCTCGGGGAGCCCTTCAAGCACCACGGCGAGAAGGTCACGAATACAGCCGTTTCGAAGCACCGTCGCCCCGAGTACCGCTTCGGTGAGGTGCCGAACAAATGGGCCGACGAGGCCTGTGGGTCTCCGATCCTGGCCGTGACGTGCGCTGTCGACGTGCACGCGAACAACCTGGCGGTGGCCGTGTTCGGGTGGTGCCGCGGGGCGCGGTGCGTTCTGCTCGACTACTGGCGCTTCGAGGGGAACACAGAGGACCTCGAAGACTCGGGAACCTGGGGACGCCTCGGGGAACTGCTCGATCGTGATGTGAACTACGTCGCTGACGACGGGACGCAGTACCAGATCGACATCACCCTCATCGACTCGGGTTACCGCGCCGACACGGTGTACCGGTTTTGCCGGACCTACATGTCCGGTGTTTACCCGGTGAAGGGGCTAGCCGGGATCTCGCAAAACGCGACGGCGGTGAAGCACTTCCGGAAGCTGAACTCGCCGCTCGGCATCGCGATCTTCGGCATCCAGGTCGACGTCTACAAGGACCGCTGGAGCTCCGCACTTCGACACGAGTGGTCCGGCCAGGGGATGCAGCGCGAGGGGCACTTCAATGCCCCGGTCGACATCACGCAGGAGCAGATCGACGAACTCACCGTCGAGACCAAAGTCCCGCTCGGCAACGGTCTCTACGAGTGGAGACGGCCCTCCGGCGCGCGGAACGAGCTCTGGGACTGCCTCGTCTACGGGCTTGCTGGTCTCGAGATCCTCGCTTTCGCGTTCTTCACGGAGCGACTGAAGAGCGCTCACGTCGACTGGCAAATCTACTGGGACATCCGGCAGCAACACCTCAACCGGTGACCTCACCACCACTCGATCATGACTTGCGACGACTCGACCTGGCTGAAGCGGCGCCTGGCGAGGACCGAAGCTATGATCGAGCAGGTTGAGGACGCGATCCTGCAGCTCTCCACGGGCGCGACGCTTTCGTACAGTTTGGACACGGGACAATCCCGGCAATCCGTCACCAAGCAGTCGCTTGGGCAGTTGAAAAACCTCCTTTCCAACCTAGAAAACCGGCGCGCGGCGCTGCGGTCCCGCCTGGGCTGCGGAGGCAGCAAGCAGATGACGCCGGGCTGGTAACCCATGTTCGGCTTCGGGAAGAAGGATGCCTTCGACGCTCTCTATGGGAAGGGCGGAATCCTTGCGCACGGCGTGGCCGCGACGCCACTCGCAAGCCACAACGCGCACGTGATCGATGGCAAGCACGTCCCGGTCATCCAGGTCTCCGACCTGCCGAACGCGCAGTTCGAGTACCGTTGGCACGACGGTGAGAGCTTCGCGGGGGGCTTCGGTCCCACACAGCTCCTGATCGTCGACTACTGGACGCTCCGAGCCCGGTCTGCGCAGCTCTTCGAAACGAACCTGTACGCTCGCGGAATCGTCAGACGCTTTGTCACGAACATCATCGCCACCGGGCTAAGCCTCGAGTCGGTGCCGGAGGAGGACATCCTCGGCTTCAAGGCGGAAGAACTCGAGCCCTGGACGGAGAACGTCGAGCGGAGGTTCGAGATTTGGGACAAGAACCCGCAGCTCTGCGACCAAGCCGAGCTTGGCACGTTCGGGGAGATCCAGAAGGCTGCTCTGATCGAGGCCTTGGTGTGTGGCGACGTCCTGGTCACGCTGATTCAGGACCCCAAGACTGGCCTCCCGCGGGTTCACCTCGTCCCAGGATCCGAGGTCCAGACCCCTATGGGCCAGCAGCCCAAGCAGGGAGAGAACCGGATCGTCCACGGGGTCGAGCTCGACAAGAATGGACGCCACGTCGCGTTCCACGTCTTGCAGGAGGACGGGAAAACCAAGCGGCTCCCCGCCTACGGCAAGACCGGGAGACGCCTCGCTTGGCTCGTCTATGGGTCAGACAAGCGGCACTGCGACGTTCGCGGGCAGCCTTTGCTCGGCCTGGTTCTCCAGTCCCTTCGTGAGATCGATCGCTACCGCGAATCGGCGCAGCGCAAGGCCACCATCAACTCGATGCTGGCCATGTGGATCGAGAAGGCCGAGGACGTCCTAGGCTCCCTGGCCTTCAGCTCTGGCGCGAAGAAGCGCGTCGTGCCGGACCCGGCCACCGACGGGAAGCAGACGCGGCGGCTCGTGCACGAAAGGGTGCCCGGATGGGTCGTTGAGGAACTGAACCACGGCGAGAAGATCCACGGGTTCAACTCGGCGGGAACGGACGAGAAGTTCAGCGACTTCGAGGCAGCCATCGTGTACGCCATCGCCTGGGCGCTCGAGGTGCCGCCTGAGGTGCTGACGCTGTCTTTCAGGAACAACTACAGCGCGAGCCAGGCCGCCATCAACGAGTTCAAGATCTACCTCGACGTCGCGCGCACGAAGTTCGGCAACAGCTTCTGCCAGCCGATCTACGTTGACTGGCTCATTTCGCAGGCGCTCACCCGTCGGATCGAAGCTCGAGGCTTCCTCGAAGCCTGGAGAGACCCCCAGCAGTACGACACGTTCGGGGCCTGGATCGGTGCCGAGTGGTTCGGTCAGATCAAGCCGACAACCGACGGCGTGAAGCAGATGCGCGCTGTGATTATGCAGCTGAACTGCGGGCTCATCACCTTTGACACCGCGGCGCGGCAGGTCACGGGCCAGAAGTGGTCCCGAGTTGTGAAGCGCCAGATGCGAGAGCGGAAGCTTCTCGCGGAGATGCACGCAGCCGGGCAAATCCCGGGCGAGGAAGTCCAGGGGACGGTTCCCCAGAAGGGGGGCGCAAGCGCGTCCGACCTTCGGACGGTCGTCTCGTACCTGTCGGAGTACGTCGACCGGCTCGAGGACACCCTCCAAACAGAAAGGGCAGCCTGAATGTGGCTCATGGAAAAGCGGCTCGCCGAGCAAATCGAGCGAGCGCGGACGAACGGGTATCAGCCGACGGCTGACGAGCGAGCGCGATTCAATGCCTTCGTCATCGAGGCACGGAGCGCGGAGGGTCCGCGAAACCTGCGTATCGCCGGCGACGTGGCAGAGATCCGTATCGAGGGTGTTCTCACGCCGAAGTTCGACTTCCTCGCCTGGCTTTTTGGCGGCGGAAACACGACGTACGCGGACATCCAGGCCGCGCTGGCCATGGCGCGGACCGACGACAGTATCAAGCGAGTCGTCTTCTACGTCGACAGCCCTGGCGGGCAGGTGCACGGCCTATTCGACACGCTCGCTGCCATCGAGGCTTTCCCAAAGCCGATGGTCTCTCGGTGCGCGTATGCGTGCTCGGCGGCCTATGCCATCCCTGCGATGGCCGGCAAGATCGAGGCGGTCAACCCAGCGGTCACCGTCGGCAGCGTCGGCGTCGTGGCGTCCTACTGGGTCGAAGAGGGGATCATCGACATCACGAGCACCGAGGCCCCGGACAAGCGCCCCGACCCAACGACGGAGGAGGGGCAAGCGGTCATCCGGAAGCACCTCGACGCGATCCACGAGCTTTTCGTGGACGCCATCGCTCGAGGGCGGTCGTTCGCAACCGGGAAAACCATCACCGTCGACACGGTGAACCAGGACTTCGGACGCGGCGCCGTCGTACTGGCGAAGGAGGCCAAGCGGCGCGGAATGATCGACGCGGTACTCAACGCCAAGCCCGTGGCCCGCGGCGGCGGCATCTCCGGCTCGATCGCTCCGGCGCCCAACACGGAGACCGAGCCCCAGCCTGCCCCAGCTGCCGAGGAGCAGGCCCCACCAACCACTCCCGAGCTCACCGCGGAGACGCAGGCGAGTTCGAGTGAATCCCCTCCCGATCCCGCCCCGGCTCCGTCCGGCGCGAGTTCGGACGTGCCAACGGCCGAGGGCCACCCAGAAGACTCAGCACCCGCCGCTGATGGCGGTGCTCAACAGGAAAGGCGTCCCATGGACATCAAGACTCTCGAGAAGGAGCACCCCGAACTCTATCAGGCGGTGGTGCAGGTGGGTGTGGATCAGGAGCGCGAGCGGGTCACCGCCCATCTGACGATGGGGAAGTCCCACAATGCTCTCGACGTGGCCTTCAAGGCCATCGACTCGGGCGTCACGCTCAACAATCAGAAGGTCTTGGCGGACTACTTCTCCGCCGGGCGCAACGCTGCCGACCATTCGGCGCGGGGGCAAGAGACCCAGCAGGCAGCCGAGGTCACCGGCGGGGCCCAGAGCCATTCTGAGAAGGGCGCTGGCGCAAGCCCGGAGCCAGGTGGCAAAGGCACGAGCGTGATCGAGCAAGCGCTCGACCACCACGACAAGAAGAAGAACGAGGTGCCCGGTGTCTAACATCGACATCTACAACAACGACCGCGGGTCCGTCGTCATCGAGACCGAGTCCCGCGAGCAGAACGAGATCGCCTTCGCTGGAGCAGACAAGCTTCTCGAGGGAACGATTCTGGCTCGCCACACCGGGACCGGTCTCTTCATTCCCTACGTCAAGGGCGGAAGCTCGAATGGGAATGGTGTACCAAAGGCGATCCTGACCTACGAGCTCGAGGCGACTGGGGCGGGCAATGTTCCAGCTCAGGTTCTCACCGCGGGAATCGTGAACGAGAGCCGGCTCGTGATCCACGCCGATGGCGACAACGAGAACGTCGACGCTGTCGTTCTGGACCTCCTCCGAGCGGTCAGCATCCGGACCAAGAGCGTCCGTCAACTCGCACAGGTCGACAACCCGCAACCTGACGACCTGGACTCCTGATCGACAAACGATCCACCTGAGCCAGTGATGTAGCCGCAGCGCGCCCCGAAAGGGACGGGCGCTGCGGCTCACCGAACCAAGACCATTCGAGGGTCACCGAACGTCCCTGGGCGCCCCGCTGCGCCTACGGGGATGCGGAGGTGCGTCCTCAACCAGGAGAAAAGCAATGCCCGACGCAACTACTTTGCGCATGATCGCCCGGTACCAGGAAGAGGCACCGGCGCCGATGTTCCTGGCGGGGCACTTCCAGAGCCCGCCCAGGAACTACCACAACAGCGAGAAGGTGAAGCTCGACGTCCAGCGTGACGGTCGAGACATCGCCGTCGTGGTCAAGGACCTCTCGCTGGGTCCCAACCAGAACGAGAGCAACAAGTTCACGAGCAAGGAGTTCACGCCGCCCATCCTCGACGAGGAAGGACTGGTCCTGGCTTGGAACCAGTTCGATCGCCTGGCCGGGCAGGATCCCTTCCAGGACTTCGAGTTCGTCGACAAGGCGATGGACGACGCGTTCTCCGTCTTTCGCAAGCTCGACGCCATGATCCGGCGCACCACCGAGGTCATGGCGAGCCAAGTTCTCCGTAGTGGGGAACTCGAACTGGCCGGCAATGACGGCACGAACTACGCGCTGAACTTCCAGCCCAAGTCCAGCCACTTCGTCACCGTGGGCACCCCCTGGGGAACCACAGGCGCCCAGCCAATGCGTGACGTTGCGGGCCTCGCAGAAGTGATCCGTCGCGACGGGAAGAGTTCCCCCGCCAAGCTGATCTTCGGCGAGGAGGCCTTGGACCTCTGGCTCTCCGACGAGGAAGTCAAGTCCAGGCTCGACAACCGCTCGATGGGCCTCGGCCGGGTCGCTCCGGAACCGCGCGGTCAGGGTGCCACGTTCCAGGGCTGGGTCTTCGTGGGCCACTACCAGTTCGAAATGTGGAGCTACAGCGAGTCCTACACCCACCCGGTGACGAAGCAGGACACGCCCTACGTGGCCCACAACGAGGTGTTGATGCTG